GGCTTGTCGCCTGGTCTCTACATCCCTATACTCCATCGAGGCCATCCTAATGCTTAAAAAGAAGCCCTTTCGGCGACGGAAACCCCGTCCCAAAATGGCGACTTATGTCTCTATTTCCAAATATATCACTGAAAATGGTTATGTCTCGGTCCACGGAAAAGTGTGGGCCAAGAATGACACCGTCAGTGGTCAGGAAAATCCTGATTGGGAGGAGAGAATAAAGCAAGGCCTTGATGCTGGTTCAACCTACACACGTAACCTGCGCTTTAAAATAGTGCGGAGTCCTCGTGTTGTGTGGAAATGGACTAGGTGGAAGAACGCTAATCGTGCCAATGGTACAATTACGTACCAGAAACATGGTGAGGTCGCTCTTCGGGGGGCTCGGCAAGACTTCTCGTTTGCTGTGCCAGACGTCTCCAAGATAGAGGATCAGGCTAAGATAGCCTTCCTCGGTAAGGTTAGGGAAGTGAATTCTCCCTTTCAAGCGATGCCTTTCATAGGCGAGCTCAAAGAGACTATAGAGATGTTGCGTAACCCGTTAAAGGGGGTCACTCGACACACTGAGGCGTACTCACGGCTGTTGCGACGGAATCGTACCTCCATTCTAAGAAGGGTGGAGAACCGTCAGCACATGCTCAATGATATGTACCTACAGTGGACTTACGGCGTGTCGCCTTTCATCAATGATGTTGAGGCGATTATGGAAGCCGCAAAGGCCCTGGTGATTCAAGAGCCAGAGCCTATCCCTTTATCGGTGACCATCAAGGATCGCTGCTTCGGCAATGATCCAAAGGTGATCGATACTTCGTCTTACCCCCACATGGTTTTACACACGTGGGAAAGTAAGGCAAGGGTACAACTAAAAGGGGCCGTCCGTTCACAGGCGAGCTCCTCCCTGGCGGGAAGGGCAAAAGTCGCTGCTAGTCTAAGACTGCAGGACTTCGTCCCGAGCGTTTGGGAGTTGCTACCGTACTCCTTCCTCGTCGACTATTTTACAAATATAGGAGACGTGGTTGGAGCCGCTTGTACCAGCACGCAGGATTTGATCTGGTATTGGGGCTCTACAAGTATAGCGAGGCGCCGTCTCACGACGTGCATCCCGTTACCTTGCCAGAGTTACCATATACGCAGTCCCCTGCTGCCCACACTTGGACTTGTGGAAGCCCGCGAGTTCAAGAGGTATAAGCCATCACTGAACGTCGCTTTTCGCGATTTCAGGTTCACCTTGCCCAACATGGGGCAGGCCATCAACACCTTGTCGCTGGTGCTTGCCAGAACAACGAAGATGTATCGCCCGTAATAAGCGGTACCTTGTCGTCTCCTGCAAGAAAGCGATCTTTCACCCTTAACCGGGTACCATCCTTGGAGTATTCCAAATGTCATTAGCACCGGCTTCGCCGATCGTAGGTGCAGCGATGACTGGTTTGACCAGTCCCACGTACACCGTCACGCTGGACTCCCCGCCGAACTCGCATTCTAAACAGTATGCGGTGACGGCTCTGGGGGGCACCCAAACAGGTGTCACTCTTCATAGTCCATCGAGTCCCTTCATCCTTATGCTCCAACGCCCGGCGCAATTCAAGCAGCTGGCACAGGTGAACCCTGTGACCGGCAAGCTTATGAGTGTGCCGCGCAACACTTGGCGACTTCTGGTCGTTAAGGGAGGACTTCCTATGGCAGATCAAGCTCCTGCCAATATTGTCTTTAGGGCGGAATTTGCTATTCCGGCCGGTGTTGAGATCAACGATACAGCCAACCTGGCTGCTTTGCTCTCCTTCATCGGTGGTTTATTCTGGGTTGACGGGAATGATCTTCGCGCGTGCTTTACCTCTGGGCTCCTTGGAGCCTGAAGGCGATGTGCGCATTTTGTGAAGATTTTGACGTTGTGGTTAAACTCCTTAGGAGAATCACGTGGATACTGCTGCTTTCAGCTCTGATCTTTTCGACGTCCTTAGTCGCGACCTGGGTTTCCGTACAGCGTCTGACGAACTTAGGTTCGACCCTAAGCCTGTTATCGATCCCTATCGATCAGACTTGGGATATATCAGACGTGCCGCCTTCCTTACCTCCAGTCTCAAAAAGACCGAAGTAGAGAGCGACCCGCACGCGGAATCTAGAGCCCTGTTAAGTTTCTTAACGGCAAATTATGCCTGCAAGACTTGGTCTCTCGGAGTTGGGCACGACCCAGCGGTTGGTTTTTCGCTGGAATATGCCCGCGCTATGCTTCGCGACTGGTTTGAGCCCCAATGTGGAACTCAGCTTGTCGTAAACATGGCATCCATAGAGGCAGCAGCCCGGTTTGGACCCGGGGTCTCTCTCGGCATGGGCAGACGTCCTACACAGCTTTATTTCAAGCTGGGGGACAGCCCTATGTCGGCGGGGACGGATTTCGTACGTTCCTGGTACGAGGTGTCGGTCCGGCATAACCCGTTGTGTGAAGCAGCCGAAATGGCTCGAAAAGCACGACACGGATCGATAGACTTGACGCCGGTTGGCAATTTATCGCTTCAACCGAAGTCGTATCTTACCCGAAGGGTCTGCGTTACCGAGCCTACCTGCAACACCTTCTTCCAATTAGGTTTAGGAGAGGTGATGCATAGTGTGCTGCAAAAGCACACTGGTATCGACTTCACCGTGCAGCCAGCGCGTAATTCTATGCTGGCCAAGTGGGGGAGCGAATACGGGATTTACGCCACCATGGACCTGAAGCAATGTAGTGATTACATTTCAACAGGAATGGTTGCGTATATGTTCCCTCGATCCGTGGTGCAATGGATTAACACGCTGAGAACCAGCGAGGTTAGTTTAACGCCATATGGTCTTGGGACCATGAATCTTGGTATGGTCTCGACTATGGGTAATGGTTACACCTTTGCCCTCCAGACGGCCTTACTCGCTGCCGTATTATTCGGGGTTTACAAAACCTTAGATATCCCGATCACGCGCCCTTGTGGTGCGGATGTTGGGAACTTCGGCGTGTTTGGGGACGACATTGTCATTGATCACGAGGCTTTCAATCTCATGGCTAAGTGCTGTGAGACTTTAGGTCTTGTGGTCAATCGTGACAAGAGTTTTGCGTCTGGTCCCTTCCGAGAGTCGTGTGGCTCCGATTTTTATCAGGGCCATAACGTCCGAGGTGTCTATTTTAAGAGATATCCCCGGAAGAACGACTTGTACTCCGTGTTTAACCGCTCAGCGATCTGGTCCGCCAGGTCCGGCATTCCTTTGCCAAATACCCTCAGATTCGTGCACTCTTGGCTTGGCCGCAAGGCCAACCAATGGGTGCCGCCTGATGAGGGCATTACCAGTGGGTTGGTTTCACCGTACCCACCAGAGGGGGTTCCTTTTAAGGGAGGAGCCTGGCATTACGCTTCCGATATACCGATCGTTTCAAAGCTCAAGGTTGAACCTTGGGAAGTGATCGCCGGTACCTCTGACGTCTACTATGACGAAAGGGGAATCGAGAAGTGGCTGAGGAGTCTTAGCGATCTGACTGGCTACGATTCATTGAATGAGCCAGCCATGCTAAAAACTCTCTTATACGGAGCACTACGACGCGGTACGCTGAGTACCAGAATTTCGGACTCAGTTCACTACCGTACAATCGCTAGGTCATCTCCACGGTGGGGATGGTCTAACGAGCCCCTTTTGGCAACCTTGTCAAAAGAGGAACGTGACCGATGGGATCGGTCCCTCATACCCTTTATGCAAATTGGGTAGCTGAGGCCTTAGTTACAAGGACGAAAGACAGCCGCGCGCCGCATACGAGCC